GGATCTGAGATCCCTGATGAGCAGAAGTCTGAAGTAGATGTGGCGCTTGAAACCGTCACCAACTACATCTTTGAGATCATTCAGAACTCCAACTTTGCTCAAGAAGTCCATGAGGCATTTCTTGATCTAGCAGTTGGTACGGCTTGCCTTCAGGTCATGGAAGGTGACGCAATCAATCCCGTGATCTTTACAGCAATCCCATTGAACCAGTTGTATCTGGATATTGGGCCAGACGATAAGATCGACCATATCTTCCGTGAGCGTTCGCTTCGCGCATCAAATATCAAGGTTGCCTATCCAAAGGCTACTATTCCTGATGATATGCAGCGCAAGCTGGATACCGGTAAAGATGAACACATTACTCTCATTGACTGCACCTATCGGATCTATGGATCGCTCGATGAGGAGCATCAGCGTGTAGTCTTTGATCCCAAGACTAAGGACATCTACTTCAAAGAGAAGTTCAAAGGTGTTGGCTCGGGTCAGTATATTGCATTCCGCTGGTCTAAAGCAGCCGGTGAAGTCTATGGCCGTGGGCCATTAATGAATGCAATGCCAGCAATCAAGACATGTAATCTGACGGTTCAGATGGTTCTTGAGAATGCCCAGATGGCAATCTCTGGTTTCTACACTATGGAAGATGATGGTGTAGTTAACCCTGACACCGTGCAGATTTTGCCTGGTACTATTGTCCCGGTTGCGCCTGGATCTAATGGCTTGAAGCCAGTTGCTCCTGCCGGTGACTTCAATGTCAGCCAGCTTATCTTGTCTGATATGCGGATGAATATTCGCAAGGCACTCTACAACGATATGCTTGGTAATCCTGACAAGACGCCAATGAGCGCGACTGAAGTAGCGCAGCGCATGGCTGATCTATCTCGCCAGATCGGCGCAGCCTTTGGCCGCTTACAGGCTGAGTTCGTAAACCCTGTTCTTCGCCGTGTAGTTTACATCCTGAAGAAGCAGGGCCGCATTAATCTCCCGACCGTCAATGGTCGTGAGGTCAAGGTTCGCTCAACAAGCCCGCTTGCCCAGGCACAGGCACAGCAGGATATTGTTGTCTTTGATCGGTTCGTTGAACTGGTGCAAGGCCGGTTCGGTCCTCAACTGGTTAACTTGCTGGTCAAGAGCGAGGACGCCGCAAAGTATCTAGCCGACAAGTTTGGCGTACCAGAACGACTGCTTCGCTCAGATAAGGAACGCGCAGATCTGGTGGCTCAACTTACTCAGATTCAGGGAGCTATGAATGGTGGAGAAACGCCTACAGGTGGTGGGGCCTGACGGCATTCCACGTTCCCCTGATAAAGAGGAGGAACTGAACAAGATCTTCAATGGTGTATTTAGCGGGACCGCTGGGACGGAGGTCTTGCGCTATCTACGTTCGATTACTATTGAAGCTGTGTCAGGTCCGAACATTACCTCGACTGAACTCTTCCACCGCGAGGGTATGCGCTACCTCGTAGGTATTATTGAGCAGCGCATCTCAAGGGGCCGTAATGTCTGATAGTCTTATCTCATCTGGCAATAGCCAGCAGGGCGATGGTGCATCGGCTACCAATAGCCAGATCACTGATTCCGTTACTCAGGCAAACCAGGGCGAGCAGCGTCCTGAGTGGTTGCCTGAGAAATTCTGGGTTGAAGGTAAGCCTAGCTACGAGAATCTGGCTAAGAGCTATACTGAGATCCAGGCCAAGTTTGGTAGCAAGGAGGAGGATCTTCGCGCCAAACTCTTGGAAGAACTCTCCAATGAAGCTATCCAGGGGCGTCCTGAAGCTCCTGAGAAGTACGAACTTCCTGAGATTCAGGGTGCAAACTACGAGGAAATGGCAAACCATCCACTGACAAAGTGGTGGTCTGAGTTTGCGTTCGAGAATGGCTTTGACCAGGACACCTTTAAGGAAGGTATCTCGCGTTACATCGAGGCGCGTATGTCGGATGTTCCGAACTACGAAGCTGAGATGAAGGCACTCGGAGATAACGCTACGGCTCGAACTGAGGCTGTTGGCTTGTGGGTCAATAAGAACTTTAGCGAGACCGAGCGCAGCCAGATTGAAAAACTTTGCGCCACTGCTGAGGGCGTCAAGGTTATGGAGAAGGTCATGTCCATGCTGAAGGATGGAGGTTCAAGCTCTGCTTTTGAACCGCCGCCTGAAGTGACGGATAAGGACATCCAGAAGATGATGATGGATCGTCGCTACTGGTCTACCAGTGACCGAGATCCGGCCTATGTTGCCAAGGTCGAGGGGTACTTCAAGAAGAAGTACGGCTAATGCTAGTCCGGCCTTTCGAGGCTCGCGATCTTGATGCTTGCATTGAGATCGGGGCCATGATGCACGAAGAGAGCGTGTATCGTATCCACCCATTCAGCCGGGAACGCCTAACGTTCCTGGCCCATCTTTGCCTGACAGATCCTAATTACATCTGCCTGGTTGCCGAGAAGGATGACCGGCTTGTGGGGCTTATGGTTGGACTGGCTGCACATAACTTTTTTGCCGACACCCGGTATGCGGCTGACCTAGCCTTATATGTTGTGCCCAAGCATCGAGGCTCGACGGCTGCTGTCCGGCTAGTCATTGAGTTCCAGAAATGGGCTAGGGATGCCAACTGCAACGAGATCCGTTGCGGGATTACCACAGGTATCAATGACGAGGTTGGGGCTAAGATCTATAGGCGATTTGGCTTTGAGTTTGGTGGCAGTCTGTATGTCAAGCAGATTAGTCCATTGTGAATATGCGGACCTCAAGAAAAACCTATACCCAGGCCCGCATAACTGGAAGAGCCCCGCAAGGGACAACTCATCCCCCGGTGACTGTCGGATAACCTATTCACCACAGGTTTAACCAAACGTTGAAAGGGCTAGATCATGGCTGTGACCATTGACCAGGCTTTTATCAAGCAGTTTGAGTCCGAAGTTCACATGGCCTATCAGCGCCAGGGCTCCAAGCTGCTCAATACGGTTCGCTTCAAGGGTTCGGTTCAGGGCAAGTCCACCACCTTCCAGAAGGTTGGTAAGGGCACTGCTTCGACCAAGAGCCGCCACGGCAACCTTCCCGTCATGAACGTTGATCACACCAACGTTGAATGCACGCTCGCTGACTACTACGCTTCGGACTATGTTGATAAGCTCGATGAGCTCAAGATCAACATCGACGAGCGTCAGATTGTTGCATCGAGCGCGGCATACAGCCTTGGCCGTAAGTCCGACGATCTCATCCTGACCGCTGCTGACTCAACCTCGAACACCATTACCGAGGCTGGCACGGACGGTCTGACCCAGGCAAAGATCAACACTGTGTTCGAATACTTTGGCACGAACGATGTGCCGGATGACGGCGAGCGTTACTTTGTCATCAGCCCTGCTGGCTGGGTGGATCTGCTCGGCATCTCGGCGTTCTCGGACGCTGACTTTGTTGGTCCCGATGACCTCCCCTACAAGGGCGGCATGGTGGCTAAGCGTTGGCTCGGCTTCATGTGGATGACGCATTCCGGCCTGTCGATTGCCTCGACAATCCGTAAGTGCTTTGCCTATCACCGCTCTGCCATCGGCATGGCCTCTGGCCAGGACGTTTCGACGGAAGTCAACTACGTTCCCGAGAAGGCAGCGCATCTCATCACGGCTATGATGTCCCAGGGCTCTGTCCTGATCGACACCACGGGCGTGTACGAAGTCCAGATCAAGGAGTAATCTGAGATGGCTCTTACCGCTGCTACTCTGTCCAAGGTCGCTGGTGGCGCTCGTCAGGTCTGGATTTACGAATCCGCTGATGCAGTCGGCACGGTGGCTGGTTCCGGCTACTTCAATGCCGTGACCGACAATCTCCGTCAGTATGACATCATCCTCTGCGTGGGTGGTGTTGGCACGACGGTGACCGTTGACGTCCTGGTTGTCACGTCCGCTACGGGCGCTGCAACCGTGACCACGACGAATGGTACCTAATCGGTCTCCTCGGCTCCTTTGAGGCGATCTTGCGGGTGGGGCTACGGTTCCACCCGCTTTACTATAAGAGGGTTCCGTGGCTACAACCGACATCGACATCTGCGCTCGTGCGCTAATCCTGATCGGCGCTAGCCCGATTACCTCTTTTGATGATGGCACGACCGAGGCTACGGTTGCCGCCAATCTCTATGAAGATACGGTTCGAGACTGCCTGTCTCGCCATCGCTGGCGCTTTTCCTCTGGTCAGGTCCAGCTTTCTCGTCTTACCGCAGCGCCAGACGCTCGATGGGATGCCGCCTATCAGCTTCCTTCTGATCTGCTGCTTCTGCATAATGTCACCGTGACCGATGATCCGATTGCCTATGACCGGTATCAGGATATGGTTTACTGCAATGCAACAGTCGAAGATGTGGTCTATGCAGACTATAGCTTTCGAGCGACTGAAGATCTCTGGCCGCCCTACTTTGTGACGGCTGTGCAGTATCAACTGGCTTCTATCTTTGCCTATTCCGTGGCAGCACAAGAAGCCTTGTCTGATCTCTTTGAAAAACGCGCTCTGCGTCAGATGACTATCGGCAGAACGCTCGATAGCCAGAGCCAGACCACTCGCCGTCTTAACGTGCAGCGGTTCAACCAGGTACGGACTACGACGAGAGGATACTAACCGATGGGTATGAAGCTAGTCCAAACTAACTTCTCATCGGGAGAGATTGGTCCTCTGATGGATATGCGCCATGACACAGGCGCTTATCAGAATGGTGCTCGTCGGCTTCGTAATGTTTCCGTATTAAACCAGGGTGGCATTACTCGTCGCCCAGGCACAGAATATCTTGCTACTTTGAATGGTAGATCTCGTATGATCCCATTCGAGTTCTCGAACACTGAACAGTATATCTTCGCCTTTGGTGACCAGAGGCTTGATATCTATTCAACTGCTGGCTCTCTTATCCAAAGCCTTACTAGCTGCCCTTGGACTACGAGCATCCTATTCTCTATGACATACTCGCAGGCTGCGGATGTCATGATTGTTTGCTCACCACAAATGGCAACGCAGATTATTCGACGCACATCTGCGAATACATTTACCAGGACTGCTTTTGCTTTTGACTCTTCAGTCAATGGCAATGAAGTATACCAGCCATATTATAAGTTTGCTGATGACACTGTAACGCTTAGTTGCTCAGGAACAACGGGTAGTGTCACGGTTACTTCTAGCGCGGCGCATTTTACTGCTGGTTATGTTGGTTCTCGTATTCGCTGGTTTGGAATTGAACTAGAGATTACGGGATATACAAACTCAACAACAGTAACCGCTACTGTTAAAGGTACGCTTCGTGGGACTTATGATATTGATCCCATGAAAACTACTGATGGTAATAGTGTAATTGAAGTTACTCATGTTAATCATGGGCTTTCGACTGGCACTTCTATTACTATAGAAGGTGCTAATGCTTTTGCAGGATTAACTAAGGCGCATATCAACGGAACTTTTACAATCACAGTTCTGAACGATAACGTCTATCAGTTTACTGCTGGTGGCACAGCAAACTCTTCTGCTGATGGCGGTGGACCAAATGTTCACTTCTATGGAAATAATATCCCGACTAGAAACTGGGATGAACCAGCGTTTTCAGCTGTCCGAGGTTATCCTGGTTGCGTGACCTTTCATGAAAGCCGCTTGTGGTTTGGTGGATCTTATTCCCAGCCAGATAGCCTATGGGCTTCTAAGATTGGTCAGTTCTTTAACTTCAGCGTTGGTGAAGGATTGGATAACGAGTCGATCCAAGTTTCTGTTGGTTCGGATGACATCTCATCCGTTCTGCATCTTGTATCAAATCGTCATCTTCAGATCTTCACAGCAACATCTGAGTTCTATGTTCCTCGCGTATCTCAATCTACAATTACGCCAGGCAACATCACCATTGCTCGTCAGACGCCTTATGGTTGCTCTAATGTGCCACCAATGCCATTTGATGGAGCGACTGTTTATCTTCAAGGAACGCGAGCAGCTATCCGTGAGTTTCTGTACACAGATACAGAACAGGCATATAGCGCACCAATGCTTACCCTACTGGCAGATCACTTGATTGATACGCCTAATGATATGGGTATTCTCTTTGGTACTGAGGACAGGCCAGAGCAATATTTGCTTGTAGTCAATAATGATGGAACGCTTGCATGCTTCCATTCTGCTCGATCCGAAAAACTTGCTGCCTGGTCGCTTTGGGAAACAGAGCATCCATCTAATACAGCAAAGTTCGACTCACTAGTCTCTATTGGAAATAGGATGTACTTCTCTGTACTGAGGGGTTCATCTTATTATCTAGAGCGTCTAGCCAAGAATGATCTTGATCTTACACTTGATTGTGCCAAGAGTTATACATCTGGCTCTGCCACAAAGACTTGGACAATCAATGCCATCTACGCCAATAAGACTGTATCTGTCGTGTCGAACAACTATTACTTGGGCGATTTTGCTTGTAATGGTTCGAACCAGATTGTTCTTAATGATGAAGTTACCAGCATCACCGTTGGCTTTAACTACGATGTCACCATCGAGAGTTTACCTGCTAACATCAATCTACCGTCTGGCAATTACTCTGGCCGTCCTAAGCGCATTGCTCGCGTTATTCTTGCGCTAAACTCAACGCTGGCAGTCAATGTTCAGGGTAACCGTCTCATCATCCGACAAGTCACGGATGACTTCTCACTTCAACCTATAGCAGTAACCGGCAAGCGAGAGTTCTTCTTGCTTGGGTTTAACCGTGATGCCACGGTTATCATAACCCAATCAGAACCTCTTCCATTGCGACTGCTTGGTATGGCTATGGAGGTATCCATCTAATGTGCGTCACAGCTATTGTCGCCTCTACTCTAGTCTCGGCTGTTGGTGGTTTTGTCCAGGCTGGTCAGGCCGCTGCTGCTGCCGAATCTCAAGCCGCATGGCGCAACTATCAAATTGAAGTGCAGAACCGTCAGCTTGCAGAAGATGCTGAGTTGACTAGGATTCAGGCACTTGAAGTTGAAAACCAACGTCGAGAAAAAAACCGTCGAGTCATGGCTGCTAACGAGGCATTCTTGGCTGGCTCTGGCGTAGGTGAAAGTCGCTCCTTCTTGCAAGGAGTTCTGCCGTCTGAAGAGATGAATCTTCGCAAAGACGTAGCTGCATTGCGACTTCAGTCTGCTACTCAGATTAGTCGTATTGCAGATCAGATTGCAGTCAATAAGGCCGAGGGTCAGTTTGCTCGTGCAAGCGCAAGCATGACAGCCTCTAATGCCTTTACCAATGCTGCCTTTAATGCTGCCGGTGCAGTAACTAAGGGTATCTACACTTACAACAGGTATGCTTGATATGGCTATCCAACGCGACGAACGTCAGGTTCTTACTCAGCCAAGTGGCCGCCTCATTCGTGAGTTTCGGACACAGTTGCCAATGCCAGATGGATCTGGTGTGCAGGCTTTTGCAAAAGGACTTGGTGATGTTGGCGAGCAAGAGATGCGTCGCACTGCGACTGAAGAAACAAAGTTGTATGCTGAGTCCTTGGACTTTGGCAAAGACGAGAATGGTAACTTTGTAAAGCCACAGGCTCCAGAGAGTTTTGGTTCGTTTCGTCGTGAACTCTTCAATGAGTTAGTTGATCGACGTTATACAACTGAAGTGTTACTGGACCATGACAATTCAGTAGCCAAGATTTATGCCGAAAACAAAGCTGCTGGTAATGATCCTGGTGTAGCTTTAGCAAAGGCTGAAGCTGATATGAAGGGTCGCCTTGAAGGCGTAGATCCTCGTGTTCGTGGTTCTGTTGAATTAGGAATGCGTAAAAACATTACGCAGTATAATACACAGGCGGTTGCCCAGTCTGCTGCTAATGCTGAACGCAGTCTTATTACAGATACGGTTGGACAGATTGAGGCTCTGTCAACTCGTATGATTAGGGCTGGAGCAGTTGGTAATACTGCTGATGAGACGCTGCTGCGCTCTGAGATCGAGACAAAGCGCCAGTTGCTTGTTCGTGCTGGTCGATTGACGGACACACCTGAAAGCAAAGAAATCTTTTGGAACTCAATCCAGGCTAACATTAATGTGCGTCGCGCTTTACAGACTGCTATTAATGATCCAAAGTTTGATCCTCAAACTTTCCCATCTGAGATCAATAGGCTCCAGCGTATTGTCAATGGCGAAGCTGCTGACAATGAAACGGCCTTTGGCTTTAAGAAGTCTGACTTTGATAAAGTAACAGATAGTTCTTTGAAAAGCCTGACTACTGAATTGAATGCAACAGAGACACGCTTTAGACAGCAATATGCTGTGTCTGCGCGTATGCAAAAGGTACAGAGTTATCTTGGCTCTGTAGATGCTGGTATTCGTCGCCAGACCTTTGGTATGTCTGATGATGATCTAGTTGTTGCCTTCAACCAAGACATTACAAATCTTAATACAGAAAGAGGTAAGCAAGGTTTACAACCTATTAGTGCTTTGTCTGCTGAAGGTATGCGTTATCTTGTAGATAGGCATGGCTTTCTTCCAGGTAAAATGTATGAAAGCACATTCAATAATGTTGCAACTCTTAGTGCTGAAAAAGTAGAGTTTGCAGCTAAACTTTATCAAGCTGCTCGTTCTTTGCCTGACGATACTGGTGCTAATACTATTGATGTTACAGGTCAGATTGTTTCTAAAAATGATAGTTTATTTTTGGAAAATTACCTTTCTTCACGAGGCGCAGCAAAAGATCCAGCTAATGCCTTAGATTTGACTAAGCGAGTATTTCAAGAGCGTGAGCAACGTGCACAAAGTGCGGACATTGAAATGTATGCAATGTCTGAATACAAGCGGTTTACTCAAAAATCAGATCCGTCTCGATCTGACTTTGAGAAAGATGTATCAAATCGCTCTGACATTAAATGGACAGAACTTCCAATGGGTGCGCGACTTGCATTCATGAAGTCTGTGCAAGAGAACATTGTTCTGACTGGGAACTATGAGCGTGGTATCCAACTCGCTGCTCAGTCCTTCAAGAAGAATTGGGTTGTAGATCCTACTAATCCAATTAACCGAGACACAAAGTTTGAGAAGAATGCTTATATCCCTAGAGGTGAAGCATTCCCAATGCCTATGAATGGGCAGAATGAATCTGTTCCTAACTGGGCTAATGGGTATGTCGGTGCTATCTTGAGTAAGTATGGCACTCCTGGTGTAGATAAAACTGGTAAGCCAGTAGAGGGTAGCATTTCTATTACTGGTATTCCTGATCCTGTGCCGGTCAACTCTCTTGCTGTTGGTAAGAACCTATTCTTCCAAAGCACAAAACGTGGAATGTACGATGCCTCAAGGCCATGGTTCCAGCAGGATAATGTAAACCCTAGCTTCCAAATGGTTTACTTTAATCCTGAAACTGGCGCTGGTCCTGCGGTTATCCATGTGCGCAATAGTACGTTACCGCTTGAAATCTTCCCTCATGCTGAAGCCAAGGCGCAGCATGAGAAGTTTTCTGAAGCCGCTCGCGCTAATAACACTCGTCTTAACCAGATTGACTCTAATGCGCGTATTCTACGCCGTGAGTTCCCTGGTATTGGCTTCATGTCTGGTGCAAGTGCAGATATGCAGACACCACCTGTTGTGGGTATGCAGCAAGTTCAGAAGCCTATGAAGCCTGTGCTGTACGATCAGATGGGTAGGCCAACTACTGAGTTCCAAATTGATGACGTTGGCAACCGTATCTACAATGGCGTTGAGTTGTTCAGGCAACCAGATCCAGATGCAATGGTGTCCCCTGCCGTCAAGGATTTTATTAATCGTCAGGCTCCTCAACGTCAGTCTAGTCTTGGTATTACTGGTGTCATTGCGTTGGGAACCAATGACGGTAATCCAGATGCGGCCTATAAGGGCGCTATCCAGGCGATTGAAACCGCCAAAGCCCAGGGCATTAACCCTGTTATCGTTCTTCCTAATGCGGCAGAAGGTAATAGGTTTAAGCCAATCTCTGATGCTGTGCGTCGAGCTGCTGAAGAAAAGGGTGTGCAGTTTGAGGTCTTGGCTTATGCAGCCAATGATCCACTCCATCTCGATCCTATCTCGGCTAAGACATTGGCTGACAAGTATCAGGGTGCGGTATTCTTTGGAGATAGCAACGCTGTCCGCATTGCCAATGCGGCTGGCATGAAGGCACAGAACCGAGCCATTGTTGATGCCGGTGGTATGACAGTTGCTCGCGAGGGCGCAGCTTCTGCCGAAATCTCTAAGTTGATCTCAGGCTATCGTCCTGGTGGTAGGCAGCAAACTGCTGGATTGGCGACAGATGCTAAGTCTATCCTAGACTTTGTTGCTCGGCCAGAAAGCGGCGGCAACTACAATGCATTCCTTGGCAATGCCAATAATCAAACGGTAGATCTGACCAACATGACCCTGAATGAAGTCATGGCGTTCCAGCGTCAGATGGTTCGACAGGGCAAGGAATCTGGAGCGGTAGGCCGTTATCAGATTATTGGCTCGACCCTTCAGGGTCTTATCAAGGAAATGAAACTAGATCCGGCAACCACTAAGTTTACTGCCGAGACACAGGACAAGATGGCTATGCAACTTCTTGAGCGTCGAGGCTATGCTCAATGGAAGGCTGGCAATCTTTCCGATGAAGAGTTTGCCAATCGCATTGCACAGGAATGGGCTGGCGTTCCAGTTGTAACTGGTCGTAAGGCTGGCTCATCTTTCTATGCTGGTGTCGGATCTAACAAGGCTGGCGTCTCATCGACCGCCTTCCTTAATGCAATCAAGTCTGCTCGTGGGGCTGGTTAATGGCTGGTATTCAAGACTACACTGACGAATACTTTGCTCGTAGTCGTGCAGAGTTAGCGCAGCCATTCCCATCTCAGGTTGCCCCAGTTCAACTGAGGCAGAGTAACTTTGTCCAAAACGTTTGGGACGAAGTAACTGTGCAGCCATTCTGGAATATGCTGGCTCAAAGCATTGATGTCTTGCAGCCGCACGACCCCAACTATGAGCCCCTTAGTCCTCAGAATCTAAAGGGCTATGAGCAGTTCAGCAACATTCTTCGTGAGTCTCGCAATGCCGAGCATGCTGCTGCAATCAAGTCTCGCATTGATCGCTTTCGTGAAACTAAGGAACGCATTGACGAAGAAGGCGGTCTACTCTCTGGCTTTGTCTCGGAACTTTTTAACCCAATCAACTATATGTTGCCAGGTTCTAGTTTGATTCGTGGCGTTGGTGCGGCACGTGGCTTTGTTCGCGGTGTTGCTGCCGGTGTTCCTTCTCAGATTGCCGATGAAGCATTACGTCAGAAGGTCGATCCAACTGTTACACTTATGGAATCGGGAAGCAATCTGGCCTATGGCTTGGTCTTTTCTGGTCTGCTTGGTAGCGGCCTTGGTATGATGAAGGCTCCTGACATCAATGGTATTTCTGAGAAGTATCGTCAGGATATAAATCGGCACATGGGTATTAAGGCCCAGTTTGAACAGGGTATTGATACTGGTCTTGATCTATTTGCTAAACAAGAAGAGTTGCAGAAGCAACTTGATGAGGCTCGCAATCCTAAACAGCGATCAGCCATTCGCAAAGAGATGGATGATCTTAATCAAAAGATTCAACAACAGACTCTAAAAGCTGCTGAAGTAGAAGTACCGCCTATCAAGGCTGGTGAAGAACCTATTATAAAGGCAGTAGAAGAACCAAAGGTAGCAGAGCCCGGTCCTGCAACTGGTGTCTACAAGTTGTCAGAAAAGATGAAGGGTATTCTTCGCATCAATGCCTATGGTGACCTCATTACATCTGGCGTTGGATTGTGGGAGAGCTTTGGTCATCGTGTTCTTGGAGAGCATGACATTGTGCTCAATAAGAATGTGATTGATAAACTTCCAACAGAAGCATCCTTGTATCTTGGTAATGGTCTGAATGAAGGCCCAGCTATTCAGTATCGCGAGACACTTCAATCTGTCTTTGGCGAATATCTTGGTGGCAGCATGGACCAGATGACTGTAGCTGGATTGAACGTTCCAGTTACGGCTCGCCGCATGGCCGATACTATGCGTGGCGTAGTAGGCCGTCGAGCATCTGATGGTCTTATGACCTATCCTGAATTTAAGGACATGATCTATCGCTCGCTTCGTGATGATGGAACCATTGTTGTTCCAGATAAACGAGTTGATGGGACTGTCATTGCTGATCGCGAAAAGAAAGCCATCGAGCGTGGCGCTCAGGCTACTGCTGATCTCTATCGTGAACTTGGTGAACGCTTTATCAAGACCGGCTATCTTCGTACTAAGCAGTCTGCACTAAAGCAACTTGATACATTCAAGTCTGCCATGACCGAACATCAAGATCGTCTTGTTGGTCTCTATGCTATTGAGAAGCCAACAGCTAAGCAGCTTGCCGAGATTGAAGTACGCGAAGAAGCGCTGAAGGTTATTGGTGACAAGATCACTGAGATGAATACCTTTGGAGTTAAAGATGAGGACTTCTATCAAGATCGCATTCGCGGGATTGCTGCTAGCCGTATGGCTAAGACAGAAAAAGCTGCCGATAAGTTAGAAGAACTTAGGCAAGACTTTGCTAATCGCCGTCTTGATATGCAAGCCAAACTTGAGGATCTTCTTAGCATTCCTCCAGATCAACTTACTCGTGCTCATATTAGACAGATGTCTTATCTTGAGCAGAAGCTAGAACAGGGATTAACTGACAAGCAACAGGCTTTTATTCAAAGTCTAGAAGGTCAGGTTAATAAGAAGTACAGCAAGAAACAGATCCAATATCTCTACTATATGTTTGAGAAGCAGGATGAGCTTGCTCAAATCCGTAAAGATATTGATGAGGGCGTTATTTCCTATGAGCGCCTACGTGAGAACTATGTCCCAATCATCTACAATCTTGATGCTATTCTAGTCGATGAAGCTGGAGATAAGGTCTTTAGAAAAAAGATCAAAGCTAAGTTTGTACAAGATTCAGAAGCTAATTCTTTCTATAGGGAAAAGAAAGAACTGGCTTATGACCTTGGCTTAAATGAAGCTGCTCGCTTGATTGAGAATGCAGACAGCCTTGCGGTTATTTATAAAAGGATTGATGAGCTAGAGAAGGAAGCCAATGCGCTTCGCGTAGCTCTATCTCCAGAAGAAATCAAAGCTATCGCTGCTGAACAACGCCGCATTCGAGATGTTGTTAATAAGCGAATGGCAGAAGTAGAAGCAAAGCTCACTAAGGAAGAGATTGCTGCATATCGAAAGAACGAAGGCCGCATGGATGAGACCGTCTTGGAAACAAGATTGGCAGTTCTTCTTGGTATGAGACAGGTCCGCGAAATGCCTGCCGACCAACTCAATGCCAAGATTGATGCTATGATTAATAAGCGTGTTGATGGCGCTATGAATAGCATTCTTCGCCAGGGCGAACTGGGTGAGCTTTCGGTTGGTGCAAGCAATGGCGCTAGCTTTATGGCAAAGCGTAAGCTCGGCTTCTCTCCTCATGAGATTGCCGACTTTACAATTACTGATCTCGATGCGCTGTCAATTTCTTATTCAAAGCGTGGCGGTATGTCGAGCCAGTTGACCGGTACTTTTGGATCTCGCGATGCTGTCATTGGTATCTATCGAGCTCTTGCTGATGGCATTAATGATCTCAAAGGTAATGACCTTGAGAAGATTATGAACCAGGTCAATAAGGCAAAGAACTCCATGATTGATGTCCGAGACTACGCTCTTGGAGATCAGTGGGTTAAAGACGTAACGGCTTGGGATCGTAAGGCTGTCCGTGCTGTGCTTGATTGGTCAACGACAACCAATCTTGATAATGCGGTTGTCCCGTCCATTGCTGACGCCATTCGCCCAATAACTACATTTGGTGTCATGCGTACTATGGAGTTTGCCTTCAAAGGAATGTTCTCAGATCTTGATAACATCAAGGCTATGAAGGGCGAGCTTGGTCGTATCACTGGTGAGTTTGGTGAAGTCTCAGGCGCAGCCGCTGCTCATACCTATGTAAATGGTGGAGGTATTTCTTCTGCTGGAACCAATTGGGCTACTCGTTCTCTTGATAAGTTTTCAGGATTTGCCAATGGTCCGTTTTTTATCTTAAACGGCTTGTCGATCTTGACTGAAACGCTCAAGCGTTGGACTGGTTTGATGTCATCTCACTTCTTGATTGAAGATGCTATCAAGATTGCCAGTGGCAAGGCAGATGAGCAAACCAAGATTAATTGGCGAGCTGCATCTTTGGCAGATGAGGATGCTACTAAGATTGCCAAGCTAGTAGAGGATGGCATCATTGAGCGCCCCAACTATGGCTACTATGCCAATACAGGTAAATGGAACGATGACGAACTGGTCAATCGGTTTTCTGTTGCGGTTCGTACCGAGATTCGTCGCACCATTGTAACCTCTGGCCCTGCCAATAAGCCAACGGCAGCCCAAGGTTTTATTGGTCAAGGCGAGAACCGTAAAGAAATTGCCCTGGCTCGGTTGCCGTTCCAGCTTATGTCCTGGGCATTTGCCGCTAACAATAAGATTATGCTCTCGGCACTTCAGGGTCGTGACGCCAATATGTTTGGTACTGCTCTAACCCTCATTGGTATGGGCGGTATTGTTAGCTATCTAACAACGCCAGCTAATATCTGGGACAAGTTGACTATGGAAGAGAAGGTGCTGCGCTCTGTCGAGCGATCAGGCGTCTTTGGTATCTTTACCGATATGTCCTCAATGGTAGAGACAGCCACCCGTGGTCACTATGGCATTCGTCCTATGCTTGGCATGGACCCGCCCTATGGCGAGGTTGATGGCTATCGCCAGTTCAGTCGTATTGCTGGTGCACCAACCTCAAACTTTGTTGACCTCTACAAGATCTTTGTTGACCAGGATCTCACGGATCGAGAGCGAGCAAAGTCTGTAATTAATATGATCCCTCTGACTGGTGCTTTCTACTGGAAAGAGGGCTGGCAACAACTCGGGAGATCGGCGGCTGACGGTTGGGATTAGTCCATTTCTAACCCCTTGAAACAGCCAGAGAAAGGTATCTAGGAGAGTAACATGGCTATTCTAATCAACGACACTACGCCTCGCGCTCAATACACGGCGACCTCTGGTCAGACCGTGTTCTCTGTGCCGTTTGAGTTCTTTGAGAATGCGGATCTCAAGGTCTATAAAAACTCTACTCTCCTGACTTTGACCACACATTACACGGTCACTGGTGCTGGTGTGACTGGTGGCGGCTCGGTTACCCTGGTAACTGGCGCGACGGCTGGCGATATCCTGACGATCACCCGTGACATTGCGGTTAAGCGTGTTACCGACTTTCCTACGTCTGGCCCGTTCAATGTAGACGCGCTGAATACCGATCTTGACCGATTGACTGCAATGATGCAGGAGCGCGAAAATGGCCTGACTCGCGTTGTCCAGCTCTCCGAGACTGATACGGCAGCTTCTCTCCAACTACCTACTACCGCCACTCGCGCTAACAAAGTCTTGGGCTTTGACTCAACCGGCAATGCTATCTCTATGCAGGAGATTGGCACGTATCGAGGCAACTGGGCCGCCTCTACTGCCTATCTTGTTCGAGATCTCATCAAAGATACAAGCAACAGCAACATTTACATTTGCCTTGTTGCTCATACATCAAGCGGTTCTCAACCTATCTCTAGCAATGCTGACTCAGCTAAGTGGGCGTTGATTGTTGATGCTTCTGCTGCTGCTACTTCAGCCAGCAATGCGGCAACTAGCGAGACTAATGCTGCTGCCTCGGCAATCCTGGCTAATGACTGGGCTACTAAGACAAGTGGCCCTGTAGCTGGTGGCGAGTACAGCGCCAAGTACCATGCAAATGCTGCATCGACGTCTGCAAGCAATGCTTCTACATCTGCATCTAATGCTGCTACATCAGCATCTAATGCTTCTGCTGCCCAGACTGCTGCCGAATCGGCTCGCGATGCAACGCTTGCTGCTTATGATAGCTTTGATGATCGCTATCTTGGTACTAAGACTAGCGATCCAACACTAGATAATGATGGCAATGCGCTAGTTGCTGGTGCTTTGTACTTCAACTCTTCACTTGGATACATGAAGGTCTACACTGGTAGCGTATGGGTTGCTGCCTATGTTACTGGATCTGCATCTGCCATTGGATTTACTCCAGCTGGCAACATTGCATCTTCTAATGTTCAGGCTGCCATTGAAGAACTAGATACCGAGAAGCTAGCCACTTCTGCTATTGGTACAACTGTCCAGGCATATGATGCCAATACTGCAAAGACAAATGTTAATCAGTCTTTTAGTAAGGCGCAGCGTGGTACAATCTCGGCATTGACTGATGGCGCAACGATTACGCCTGACTTCTCTCTTGCCAATAATTACAGCGTCACGCTTGGCGGCAACCGTACTCTTGCTAATCCAACTAACCTAACTGCCGGTCAGTCTGGTGCAATTGTCATCACACAGGACGGCACAGGCTCTCGCACGCTGGCCTATGGCAGCTATTGGAAGTTCCCCGGCGGCACGGCTCCAACGCTTACAACCACTGCTAGCGCAGTCGATGTTCTTGTCTATTATGTTGAGAGCGCAACCCGCATCACGGCTCGTCTCCTTTCGGATGTGAAGTAATGACCCCCGGCTCGGCTTCTCCTCTTCTCCTCGATGCTGCTGCTGGTGGCTATCAGATCAGTCGTTCGCTGCGGTTCCGGTTGAGTGCGTCGGCATATTTAAATCGTACGCCAAGCAGCGCAGGAAATCGTAGAACATGGACTTGGAGCGGGTGGGCAAAACGTGGAGCTTTTCCGTCTGCGTTTTGTACGCTATTTAATGCTGGCACGGTTTTATCTGGCAACACCGGTTTTTTTGGTATCAGATGGACCGCAAACCAAACGCTAGATGTGACAACAGATAGCACTGACTTGCGCCAAACAACGCAAGTATTCCGCGATCCGTCTGCTTGGTATCACATTGTTGTCGCTGTCGATACGACTCAAGCAACAGGTGCTAATCGCGTAAAGGTTTATGTTAATGGGTCTGAGGTTACTTCGTTTGTAACCTCTAATGATCCGGCGCAAAATCTCGATACGGCTGTCAATAATAACGTTATTCATGAAATTGGACGCACAACATGGAGTGCCAACGGCCATTTTGACGGTTATCTTGCTGATGTCTATTTTATTGATAGCCAAGCCCTAACACCATCATCCTTTGGTGAAACAGATCTTGTGACAGGAGTCTGGAAACCAAAACGTTACACTGGCACATACGGCACAAACGGCTTCTACCTAAACTTTTCCGATAATAGCGCGGCAACTGCCGCTGCTATTGGCAAGGATAGCTCTGGCAACGGCAATAACTTTACGCCAAACAATATTGTAGTTTCTGCTGGGGCTACTTCTTATAGTGGTTACTTCAATGGAAGTGCATATGTTCAGACTCCTACATCTACTAATCTTGCATTAGGGTCTGGAGATTTTACAGTAGAGATGTGGTTTAAAAGAACGGGCGGGCCTACTCAGCAAGCCTTGTTTGCTTATGATGGCAATGACCCATATTTTGAATTTGATAATAGTAATATGAGAATGATTATTAATGGAGTAGATATAGCTGGCCCTACAGTTATCTCTAGCAATGTTTGGTATCATGTAGCTTGGGTTCGGGTTAGTGGACAAATCAGAATATATCTGAACGGAACCCTTGAAGTTTCCGCTACATCTGCTGGAGCTTTGACAGATAATATAGCTCGGATTGGTATGCGTCGTGATGGCACGACTCCATTTACTGGCTATATTAGCAACCTTAGAATGGTTAAGGGTACAGCAGTTTACACATCAAACTTCACACCACCTACATCTCCTTTGACAGCGATTAGTGGCACGCAACTTCTTACGCTGCAAAGCGCAACTATTGTCGATAACAGTACAAACGCATTTGCACTGACAAACAGTTCAACAACTGTCTCGTCATCTGAGCAGCCATTTCCAACAGCGTCGAGCATAGACAGCATAATCGACACGCCTACGCCGTATGATGACGGTGAAAATGGGCGTGGGAATTACTGCGTTCTAAGCCCAGCATTTGCTGGTGCAGGGACAACTCTTTCAAATGGCAACTTAACAGCTACACTTGCTGCCGCAAATGCGTTTGGCTCTGTGTCAAATACAGTTGGAAAGTGGTACTTTGAAGTGACAATGGGGTCTATTAGCGGGGCATATGTTGGTGTAATTGACAGCACTTTTAACGTTGCCAACTCATCCGCATGGACCACACAAGCTAGATCATATGCTAGTAGCGGTAGTAAATACGATGGAAGTTCCACGTCATATGGAGCTTCGTATACACAAAACGATATTATTGGTGTCGCTTATGATCTCGATGCGGGTACTATTACGTTTTACAAAAACGGAGTAAGTCAAGGGACAGCATTTACTACTCTCAGCGGTAAAGAATGGAAGCCATTTGTCTATGATGGCACTTCTGGAGGCACTTTCCACCTCAACTTCGGCCAACGCCCATTTACCTACACGCCACCATCTGGCTACAAGGCGCTCAACACGCAGAACCTTTCGACACCAACAATTTTAAAACCTAATGCATGGTTTGATGTAAAGCTTGACACAGGCGCTAACATTAAAACTACTGCTGAAGCTACGTTTAGTGGCGATGAATTAATATGGATTAAAGACAGAGCTAACGCTAATAATCATCAATTGATTGATACTGTGCGCGGGGCAACTAATGTTTTACAGTCTAACACAACGTCTGTGGACACTACGTATTCTACACCAACAGGCAATAGTGTTGGTTGGGTATGGAAAGAAGGCGCAACGCCTGGCTTTGACATTGTAACCTACACTGGTCCAGTATCTTCTGCTGCACAAAACGTTGCGCACAATCTTGGTGTTAAACCAGAGATGATGATTGTCAAAGCTCGCAATCTTGCTGGTCGCAACTGGGCTGTCTATCACAAAGAACTTGGCGCAACGCAATGTCTGCGCTTAAATCTTACCAACGCAGCGGCTTCTGTTTCTACCTACTGGAACAACACTGAGCCTACATCTACTCAGTTTACCGTTGGTACAGATAACGACACTAACGCAAACACATACAACTATGTTGCTTATTTGTTTGCTGGTGTTGAAGGTTTCTCTAAGTTTGGTAAGTACACAGGCAATGGCTCTGCTGATGGCCCGTTTGTGTTTTGTGGGTTTAGGCCAAGATATGTGCTGGTCAAAAATGCTAGCTCTGGTGTTGAAAACTGGTGGCAACATGACACTAGCAGAGAGCCATACAATACAATGACATCATTGTTAGCTCCAGACTCAAACACATCAGAAGTAGTAAACACACAACACGCTTTTGATGTTGTATCTAATGGATTCAAAATTAGAACAAATGCGGCTGGTGCAAATAGTTCCAGTCAAACAATCATCTTCGCGGCCTTCGCGGAGAACCCCTTCAAATATGCTCTGGCGAGGTAGCACATGTTTATGCTTGATCAACGTATCCTGCCGCTCGATACTCCTTTCGAGCATAATGGTATTCAGTATCCTGCCAACTGGCTAAGGCTTACTTCAATAGAGGAAAAGCAAGCTATTGGCATTACTGAAGTGCCAGATCCTGTTCGTGCTGATGATCGCTTTTACTGGGATGGCGACATCAATAATCCAAAAGATGTCAATATGGTGCGAGCCATGCTGACTGAGCAGATTCGTCAGACTGCATACACAATGCTGCTTCCAACTGATTGGCAAATTGTGCGTCAGGTTGAGACAGGAACTGCTGCGGATCAGAGTACGCTGACAAAACGTGCCGCTATTCGTTCGGCTCATACATCTAATCTTGCTGCCATCAATGCAGCAGTAGACACGCCAGCATTGGCAGCACTGCAATTTACCTGGCCTACGGAGGATAACAATGTCTAACCCGGTAGATGAGCCACTTAAAATTGCAGGAGATATAGTATCAGTGACTACTGTGGTTGGCACTTTGGCTGGCATTCTGCCATCAATCGCTGCTGTCTTTACTATTGTATGGACCAGCATTCGTATCTATGAAACCGAGACTGTTCAGTCCTGGCTGCGTAAGTGGAAGGAATGAAATGGATCCGCTCACAGTCTTGGCTACTGCTAAAGCTGCGGCTGCGGGCATCTCGACAGCTCTCAAGCTAGGCAAAGATGTCACTGCCATAGTCAAGGACATGAGTACCTTGATGAAGGCAGAAGGAGATCTAGCTCGGCTAGCTGCCGATCCACCTCGAGGTTGGGGTCAGAAAGAAAGTGCGGAGGAGATTGCTCTCAAGGCTTTTACGGCAAAGCGTGAAGCCGAGATGATGCGCAATACAGTCAAGAATGAGATTGTAGCGCAGTATGGCATAACTGCTTGGGAGCAGATCCAGCAAGAGATTACACGAATTCGCAAAGCCCAGAAGGAGGCAGCGCGTAAAGAGGCAGAGGAACGGGCCGCACATTTGCAAATGTTAATGTGGGCTGTTCCCGCTGTTGGCATACCATTCATAATCTTGATTGTGATTGTGGTTGCCATTGTTCGTAATAGTTAGGGAGGATGACATGGACTTTAGTAAACTTGGTGGGCTGATCTCATCGGTTGCACCTACACTAGCCACTGCTATTGGCGGTCCTTTGGCTGGCCTTGCAGTCAAGACTGTCTCAAATGTTTTGCTTGGCCGACCCGATGGATCTCAAGAAGAACTTGAGAAGGCTATCCAGACGGCTACGCCTGAGCAGATCTTGCAGCTCAAGAAAACAGATGCCGACTTCCGCATTCGCATGAAGGAACTCGACATTGATCTTGAGAAGATTGCTGCCCAGGACAGAAGCGAAGCCCGTCAAAAAGAAACTACAACCCGCGATTGGACGCCGCGAATCCTGGCTTTCATTGTGGTTGGTGGCTTCTTTGGTTGCTTGGCTTGGATGCTGCTGCGCGGAATGCCGCAGTCAGGAACCGAAGCCATTCTCATGATGCTCGGTGCCCTGACAAATACTGTCACCGCTGTCATCGCCTACTACTTTGGATCTAGTGCTGGTCGCGAGAAGGGATCAGGTACGGGATCTGGTCAACTGGGAGTTAAGTAATGCGCGAGAACTTTGAAGCTAGCTTTAAACATCTGCTTAAACATGAGGGTGGCTTTGTTAATCACCCTCGTGATCCAGGTGGCATGACAAATCTTGGCGTGACCAAGCGAGCCTGGGAAGAGTATGTCGGCCATGAGGTCGATGAAGCTGAGATGCGTAGCCTTACCCCTGAGAAGGTAGCCCCATTCTACAAGGCTCGATACTGGGACAAGGTTAAGGGCGATGATCTACCTGGTGGGGTAGACCATGCCATTTTTGACTATGCTGTGAACAGTGGCGTAGGACGCGCAGCGAAGGCTCTACAGGCCGCTGCTGGCGTAACGGTAGACGGTGCCATCGGACCTAAGACCCTGGCTGCTGTGGCTTCTAAAGACCCTGAGGATATGGTCGATGCTATCTGTGATGGTCGCATGGCTTTTCTACGCAGCCTAAATACTTTCGATACCTTTGGTAAGGGTTGGACTCGTCGAGTTACCGAGGTTGAGGATCAGGCTAGAGACTTCATGGCTTGATGATCGGCGGCCCCTTTGACCGATCATCTTGACTGGCGCAGCGGTATCCTCCCTGCCGCTGCGCCTTTTTCTATGATATCCTTGAGCTTAGCTTTATGATCTGCTATTAGGCCATAGCCAAAGTTTCGATAGTTGATAACATCAACATCATAGAACGCCAGCTTCTTACGTAGATTGCAGATAGTAACCTTTACTCTTCCAGATACAGCGGCCTCATCCGAGGATCGTTTAGTATCGACGACCTCCATTGCCATATCTAAATGTTCCTGCGAACACTTTTCTGTACGATACATGGCAAATAAAAGAGCAGCCTCCTGTTGCGTCAGTGACATGGTGTAGAGAAAAGGATTATGCTCTGGATAGATAAGATCATTTAGATATTTGATCTCATCTTGCAGTCGATTGATCTCGTCAATGGCTAACTTAATCATAGGGTCTCGTAAGAAACTCCATGCATCTTCTAGTTGAGCCAGGACTTTTTTAGTTTCATCACTCATCTTTCTTCTCCCCTGCAAGCGCGGCGCGGATTTCCCAAAAACCTTTTGGTATCAGTGAATGTTCACGCCAACGAAAAGGCGCTGGACCAACAAACCAAGCAGGAGGGTAAAAATAACGCCTGAATACGGGACGCAACCAAACTATCCCACCTTCTTCAAGTCGCACTGGAAACCATGCAAATACGCGCTTCCATTCAGAGGCAACACCTTCTTGTATGTGCAAAGGAATATTTTGTTCATTCATCTTTCTTCTCCCCTGCAAGCGCATGACTGGCTATGTCTTGCGCTACCCATAAAGCAAGATTTTCTGTTGCTGACCCAACTTGCAGGATTTCCCGCAGCGCCGCTTCCAGCGCCTCAATGCGGTCGGCGGCTTCTTCGCATTTGTTCCAAGCAACGCCTATTGGCAAACTGCTGCGCGGGATGATCCGCAACATTTCCACCAAAGTGTATGGCGGTTTTTTGTTATTTCTCTCCAACATCTTCGCCTCCTAATCCAGCAGCCCAGTGTGTAAGCATCACCGCCGCGACGCTGTATTTCACCCAGCTTGTGTCGTTTTCTTCATCAACGGACCACCACTGGCTCTGCTTTGCTGCCTCGTCTAGTGCTTCAATCGCCTTACCAATCGGGGCAGGCAGAGGCACTTCGCCCGGTTTATATTTGTCATCGTAATTGCGCGACATCTCAATTCCACGGCCACGCATTTCCATTGATAAAGCATCAGCAAGCAAGCGCCGCGCTTCATTGTGCTTGTCATGCCAAAGCAAACCAAATGCCATCAAGATTAACTTATCCTGCTGCTCAATGCGGTCGGCGGCAATGTGGTGCATATGCGGCTCAAATGACGCATGATCTCCAAGCCAACGCAATTGCTTCACAAGCTCTTCACTCATCTTTCTTCTCCCCTGCAATCGCGGCGCGGGCTTCAGCACATACTTCCGCAAACAACTCTGCGTAAGACTTTTCAACGTCACGCGGGCCATCGCATATCTCCCGCAGCGCCGCTTCCAGCGCCTCAATGCGGTCGGCGGCTTGTTCTGCCGTGCGTCCCGGTTCACGCCACCAGTCTTTTACTTCACGCAGTCGCTTCACAAGATCATCGGTCATTGGTGCTATCCCTTAGAAGAGCATCATACGCCCAGTTAGCTAGATCTTCTTCATCAGATCTATTGGACTCGGCAATGTCACGCAGAGCAGCACGTAAAAAAGCTACGCGATCTTCAAGCGTATATATTTGTTCTTCTAGTCTCTCGACTTCAGACGCCATCGCAGTCGGGATATACCTGGACAGCAGTCTTTGCAGTTTCAACATTAGCATTGATAGATCCTCCACTTAGATCACGCATCATCTCTGCAATGATCTCATCTATGTTATGCGGTGTCTTACGAATGGCATGAAGCACAGTCGTATGATCCCGCCCACCAGACAACTTGCCCATCTGAGGCAAGCTCATTGGCGTTACCTTTTTGGCAATCTGCCAGACTAGTTGCCTGTTATGACAAAGATCATTGGTTCTGCGTTGTGAGAACAGTTCCATCTTTGTATAACCAGAGCGCAAGCACACCCATTTCACAATGTCATGGAACTTGATGTGCTCTGGATTGAATGCTGGTTTTAGATTCAAGCTGCTAAGATCAGGGAATGCAGCACGAATCTGGAAGGGATTAGCCGGTGGTGGTAACACCGGCTTCTTTGCTTCCACTTTCTTTTTATTTTCTTCTACTTGTTTGCGAAACTCCAAGGCGCGATTAACAATGTTAGGCTTGCCCTGCATTGCATCACGAATTCTTTTATAGTTTGCTTGGATCTGTTCCACCGTTTCCATTTGAATACCCCAGACTGTTTGAGTACGAACGCAACAGAGAGTTATATTCCTTGAGCAACATGATCTGAGACTTGTGAAGTCCATTTACATGCTCAAGAAGGTCAAGGATTAGAGTTGCCACATCACTATTCTCCTGTGCCTTGGCAATCTCTAATGCCCTCTGAGCTAGATCAAAGCTCTCTTCTATATGAAACTCAAGTACTTCTTCAGTACTAAGTTGAACCTTGAATCTATCATCAGACATTAGACTCCTCCTTTGGGATAGGTGCAAACTTCTTTGCAAGAGCTGCAATGTCATCTTCAATTTGCGGTTCAACCTTAGGCACAAGCACTGCACCACGCCAGCGATCATCGAGATCTGGTCGATAGCGCATCATCCAGATTAAGAACATTAGCGAGGTCATAGCATGAGCAGCGTGAAGCAAGCCGCTCTCCTGGTCAATGTCCTCACAATCATTGACGGCATGGAGATGGCGCATAGCAGCGCCAATCAACCTGGTATATTGAATACCTTCACGCCAGTTCTCTGCGCCGTATTTGTCACGGCCATGCCCAAGCACGGAGGCTACAGCCTCGAGTGCCGTGCGATCCAGCAAGTGCATTGGCAGTTTGCCTTCGTCATACTTCAAACCTTCTGACATATTCATCTCCTGTCGGTTGAGTTACGCTGCCTCAAGCTGGCCTGTCTGCCAGCATCCTTCTAAAAAATCAGCAGCCTTGGATGCTTGTGCTGCTGCGGTGAACAGTGCCATCTTGTCTTTCTTGGCAACCTCAAGCCAGCTCTTGAGATAGCGGGCATGGTCCTCGCGAGTATGGTTGTCGATCTTCCATTCTGCTGCAAGGAATGCTGCACCTAACTCAGCTACCAGTTCTTCCATTGCATAGGCATCTGACTTGAATCGAGTAGAGAGATCTCGATCAAGTCGATTCTTTGCGCCTGTCCAATGAACAAGCTCATGGAATAGAACCGAGTAGTAATGATAGCCATCCTTGAACAGACCAAAGTCAGGCATATGGATCAGATCCTTGCTAGGAATATAGCAAGCCTGGTTGTGTCCATGCTCGATATTGGCATTGGTATACTTAATGAACTGCTCGATGAGTTTGATGCGCTCGCCTTCGCCTATGCTCTGTGGGGGCGTCGGCTCGGCGGCGCATTCACCATCGACCTGGTTGGCATTGAATACATGAGACAGCTTTGTGACTAGCACCTTTTCTTCTTCGCCTTGATGATTGGTACGATTGTACTCTTTGAAGAAGATGATTGGCGTACCTTTCTCGCCACGCTTAACTGTGCCGCCCATGTCATGCCACTGTTTGAATGTAGCCCAACGATTAGAGCTATAGTCTTTAACCATCATGGTCAGCCAACACATGAGAATGTTGACGCCACGATAGGGTGTCTTGCTCTTGGCATTGGTTGGCACATCGACAGCGACCTTGTGCCATGGCGCTTTCCACTTGCCGGACGTATCGTCCATCATCTCGACAAGTCTATTGGTTACTTCCTGATATGCGTCTCTCATAACTTTTCTCCCTTGCTTCGAGACTAACCTTCAGGACATTCAAGATGCCAACAATAGTAGAGAGCTTGGCATTTGAACGACCGGCTTCAATGTTGATGATAGAGAGTCGGCTCAAGCCGACCCTCCGTGCTAGCTCATCTTGTGTGATCTGTAGATCGGCCCGTCGATCACGGATGAGCTTGGCGATCTGACTGCTTGCCGTTTCAGAACGGCATATCTTCATCAAGATCATAGCTCGTCGCCTCCTGCTTTTTAGCAGATCCAGCGTCCTCGCTCTTGGTAGAACCAATCAACTGGAACTCACTATTGAATGGACCAAGCACAACTTCCGTTGCTTGCTTCTTGACGCCATCCTTTTCATAGTCACGGATCTCAAGACTACCTTCGATATAAACCTTGGTGCCTTTCTTTCCGTATGATTGGATGACCTCGACTTTCTTTTGGTCCCAGACTGCGACGTTGACCCACATCGTAGTCTTTTCTTTTTTGACCCAGCGATTAACTGCGACAGAGAAACGAGCGCATCGCTTGTCTCCGTACTCCTTGATCTCTGGATCCTTGCCGATGTTACCAATGAGTGTGACCTTGGCTACCATGTTATTGCTCCTCTAGTGTTTTGCGCTTCTCAAGATACATCTGACGCAGCGTTGCAATTTGCGGTGGTGTCAGATGTTCTGCCTTTGCTTTGATGTCGGCAGATACGGCTTCCAATTCTGATGTTACGGTTGCCATGCTGATTGCAAGTTCAAGCGCACCCATCAATGGATTGCGGTAGGTTGTGACCTGATCCTCATCTGGATCATCACCAGTCTCGAGGCCGAGTGTCTTAAGCAAAGCATACTTAACAGCGTAAGACATGGCTTTACCTGGTCCCTTGTCCTGGTCATCAAGTCCATAGCCAAAGCTCTCGACCTCGATGAAATCAGACTGGTCATCTATATTCACGAACCGAACCCGCATCTTGCATTCCGTTCGGTTTGCTTGCTGCGCATAGGTTACGCTTACGGGATAGTAGATCACGCCCGCTTCAAGCAAGGCTGGGCGTACCTTAGATGTCACGCTGTCATGTGAGACAATCGAGTAGCGCATACCCTGCTTCTTTTCTTTCTGGATGTAAGTCACCTTCTGCATTGCTGATGCAAGGCGTTGGTGAATATTAGAGACGGTCATCTGTTCCTCCATAATCTTCATCTGTTCCGAATCCTGCTGATGCAAGGGCATCTCCATCGTCGGGCTCTGTTCCTTCATCCGGCCCATTATCTAACTCCTTTTCGATTTCCATGCGGAATGAAACTGCCTTGTCAATGAGAGCTTTCATTAGATCATCGGCAGGGTCATTGAAGAACTCTTCGACTTGGAATGCAAAGTCGTAGAGCCTCATCATGTAATCATGTCTTGTCATTTGAAGTCCCTATGCAGCCAGACAATATGACCACGACCTGAATCGCCGCGCTGCTTACGACGACCCGAGTCAACGATGATACCAGCATCCGTCAACTCTGACCGGCGGCTGCGGTATGTTGATCCATTGTGATTGAAGTGCTCGTTGAGTTCGTAATCTGTGAACCCAAAGTAACTGCGAGTCAGAGCATACTCCTCAACAAGTTGTTGGATCTCGTTAAGCTGCGGCACGATGGACTCGGCAGCTTGGAAGCTAGTCTCTGGATCGCCAGCACGTACACGCTTGCGAGCCTGTTCGAAGATATCGTCGATCTCTTTGAAGATATTCATCTCATGCCTCCTTAGTTAGACGGATTGTAATGCGACCACGCTTGTCACGCTTGGCTGTGATGCCATGCCCATATGCTTCGGCAACGTCATCCTCAACCAGCTTACGCAACTCATCCTTTGCGTCATCGTAGATCTTAGCTGCATCAGCATTGGCTATGATCTTTGCTGCAAGATCTGACCAGTGATTGTTGGTTGTCATATCTGCGACGCGCATTGCATCGACCTTGATCGACTCGACCATCTTCTCTGCTCGACCAAGCTGATGAATCGGTATGATGTCTGGCTCCATCTTGTTCTCAACGTGCCACCAGAAAGCCTTCTCCATCTTGATGAGCTCCTCGATGTAGGTCTCATCTCGATCTACGATGACAACTTGTGGTTCATCATTGCCACGAATGACGGAGAAGTAGCAGTACGTTACGCCAGTCACAGCCATGTAATGCTGAAGCTGCGCCATGTAATAGCGAGCCTTATCGCTGACATTGACCCCATTGGCTGAGTGCTTCATCTCAAGGAAGGTATCAAGTTCTGGAAGCCAGCGATCCAGGTTAGCGCACATCCAAGGATGTTCTTTATGATGGCGCAGGTGCATCTCATGCTGGTGGGTATAGCCCATAGTCTTGGTGAACCATGCGGCATGAAAGTTCTCAGTGTGAAGGCCGAGCTGAACCCGGAATACGCCAGACAAATCTTCCGGTTCAGCGTCGCCTACCTTCTCACGGTAGAGGTTAACCCAATCGCCTTTCATGATGCGCTGTGCGTCAGATCCACCAATGAACCCGCGACGATTGGTCTGAATAACTGTGCTTGCTAGTGTCATGCTTGGCTCCTTTGTTTACAGAACTATACTGCATTAGTGCTAGTCCTGCAAGTGTGCAGTTGAAATTAAATGCGTGTGAGTGCGAGCATCAACCGTTCTTCCCAGGTCTGAAGCTGCCGAGTGATTGGCTTGGCTGCTTCAATAAACTCGGCTGGCAACGGTAGATTGGGATAGCGGTGTGTCCGAACAATCTGCCGGCAGGCTTCCTTGAATGCCACGGCTGGGATGTCTTGGAACACAGCGACATATAGTTTGAACGCTTGCTTCTCAGGCAGTGGTGCACGGAATACTTCGGCAACCACCTCCAATGAGGATGTTATTTCCTGGGGCGAGGCTGGCGCGAACGCACCCCGCACCAAAGCGAGGGCGTGCGTGAGCGACTGCTTCGCCTCATCTGATGAGACGGGGATTGGTCGGCGCATATTCACCAAGCTCACCAAGTAACTCAGCTGATCGTCTACGATTGGCTTCAGCCAGGGCGGTGGGAGAATGGCGTATGTTTGTTCGAGATCTGGAAGGGTCAGTGCGACGGATCCAGTTTCGCCAGGTCGCTTGCCAGTCGAGCTTGGTCTTTCCGTTACCAAGCCAGTAGTCTTTGAACTGATCGGTTGCATCTTGAAGATCCACATCTGGTCGAGCTAACTTGGCCCACTCGACATTGGCCTCGCTTGGCTTGAAGTCCTCAGGCAATTGGCTTGCCCTTCTATTATTAGATGATGGTTCCTTATGGTTAGGGTGACACGGTGACACCCCCCCCTGACACGGTGTCACCCCTGACACAGTGTCATCCCTACTTTCGTCGAATGCCCTTATGACATATAGGTTGGTTCGACCAGGCTTCTCCTCAATGCGTATCAGATCCATTCTAACGAGCTCTGAGATAGCTCGCTGGATCGAGCGGGTACTGAACCCAGTGTACTTTGCAAGCCTGTCTATGGCGGGCCATGCCTCACCACGAGGGTTGGCATGGTTAGCTATACCGACCAGGACAAACTTCAGCAGCGGCTTGGTTGTACCATCCACTTCTGGAAGCTCTAGGTTCAGAGCATAGTTGAGTGCTTCGATGGACACGTTGACCTCCTTGAGAGCGAGCGGCCCCTCGCCCAACCGGGGGCCGCGAGAACTCAAGGGGTTCTGTCAGCCCACTTATCCACATCCCGTGATGGGATCTCGTTGATAGTTAGATTGTACTGAGCTTCGACTAACTTCTTCTTGATGACATAGACATCAGTGATCATGCCTTTGACATCTTCAACTATGACAGATTCTGACCGACCCAATTCATTGAGGACTACATATCTAAAGTCTGCTCGATAGGTAGTGATCGGCTTGCCAGCATGGACAATCTGATAGCTTGGTTGCATGACCAGGTTATCAATCTTGCCTTGATCTTGCATCAGTTTCAGTTGCTCATATCGAGTGGCCTCGGCTGACGATGCAAACCAATGACCATCGACTCTCTTGCCTTGGGCATTGTACTTACCACGACGAGTCTTGTTATAGCTGCGAGTCTGTCGTGCTTCAGTTGTAGAGACTGGAAGTTTAGCCATCGGTATCCTCGACTACCTTGATCTTAACATTTAGTGCCACGCACCAGCACATCAGGTAGAAACAGGACGGCAACTTAACCCCGCTCTCCCATTTGTTGACGTAGCAATCGGAGACACCGATCCTTGCCGACAGTTCTTCTTGGCTCATGCCAATCAGTTTGCGGCGCAACACCAAGGTAGAGATCAGTTCTTTGTAGAATCGTTCTTCACCTGGCGAGGGGATCGTATTCCGAGAGAACGCTGGCTTCTTGATTGGATTGCGTAAGAGTGCCAGCGACTTTGAGTGCGGTTCGATAATGCAGATCTCGCCCATTCAGCACCCGATAGTATGTGCTATCTGGAACGCCAGCCTGAATGAAAGCCTCCTTCAGATCGGCTTGCTTGCTGGCTGCAAGCTCGGCCAACTGTACGAAGTAACTCTTTATTTCAGTGTGTGACATTGCCAGTGATCCGGTTTGACTGGCACAAGATACTGCACATTTGCAGGTTGTCAATCAGTCAGGTCATCTGGATGGCGTTCGATCCCAAGATCTTCCTCAATCCAAGCCATGACTGTCTTAACTTCGTCGATCAGTTCAGCGAATGCCTCTTCATTCTTGACTTCACCTGCTGCTCGTTTGCAATCTTCGTAGTCCCAGATCACATCCCATAGCAGGTTCATCCATTCAGTCGGGTTACCTCTGACGATCTTGTTCATGTGAATCTCCTCAATAGGATTGGCAATCTTGTTCATGTCGATCTCCTCGATGAGATTGATTGACCTTCTGGCTCAAAAAAATTCCAAGTTTTTTACTCGTTGTTTCACGTGGAACCTGAGCCGCACACATCCTTTGATACTAAGCCACTGACGTTAGTCTAGCGATCAGCCTGGATGCTGAGTGTTAGGGCTCCGGTTCTTCAGTACCGAAGCCTTTGCTGGTGAGTCTCTCTCAGGGCAGTGCGACCCAGATCCAGAATGAGGCACAGGCTAGTGCGCCAAGGGCCAGGACATCCAGAGTTTTATCAAGCATATCAGTCTCCTCTACCTTGAGTGGTGACGAAATCTTTGAGCATTACTGTATGCTCTTTCGTCCTGTAGTGCGGGGTTCGGGGCGGAGCCCCGAAAAATTTTTTGCAAAATGCTGCATCGCAGAAAGTATGCTGCGCTGCATCAACTGCCGAGATGGGTGGGCGAGGCCGGAGCCCCGCCCGATTGAGCGTTACGCGCTCTGCGATTGTGGGACCTCGGTCGAGCCGATTGCGAATCGCTTGGCGCGTTCCATTGCTGGGGTTGAGAACTCGCGCTTAGCTGTTGGGCGAGGCGCTGGCATTGCAAAGGTCGAGCCTGTTTCTGTTTCGTAAACGCTGACCGCATCTGCGAGGATTGCTTCGAGCGCTGCAAGCTGCAACTCGAGGCGCTCGGTCCAGTCGATTGCGCGATTGAGTGCAACTTCGGAAAGCTCGTCGCCACGGTGGGCGCGTGAAGCAATGATAACTTTCTGCTTGGCATCGTCCAGGTCGTTCTGGGTCTTTTCAATGGTCAAGGCGGTTGAGTAACAGATGCCATTGAGCACGCGCTTTTGAGCGTAACCTAAAAGATTGATCTGCTCGCTCTGACCATCTTTGTTGGTACGGGTCTGCATCTCGGTCAATTCAGCGGCGATTGTGCGAAGGGCGGCGGTGATTTTCTTTGACATGGTGTGCTCTCCTAGTTGGTACGGTGTCGACTAATCCGACAAAAACAGAATGAGGCTTCTGCTCTGTATAGTCAACTATACTTCTCATCACGAAAGCGTGATCTGTGGCCCGGCCTCACCCTCATCGGATGGCCAAGCGACCGGAGGGAGCTGCGACGCTACAGCGGCGCGGAAGGGCAATGCTTGCGGGCTTGCCCGTCAAGCGTTGACCGAGGCCGATGCCCGCGCGCACTAAGCGCGTATAGGGCATCGAGAGCATGCCCCAAGGCATTCCATATTGTGTGTGCCAAGGTCAAGGATGCGGGAAGCAAGGGCCGCGAGAGGATCGAAGCCCGAAGGGTGGAGACGCCACAGGCGGCTCCATCGGAGACGAGAGCCGTGCCGAGCGAGTGTCGCAGCGAGGTCTCGCCCAAACAGAGTCCATTGACAGCTATGTAACCCCTGCCACTATATATACAACCTCATGCAGAGAAGCCCGATGAACGCAATCATCCAGAGATCTGACACAGTTCCCCTGACGCCAAAACAGGATGCGTTCTGTGATGAGTATGTAGCGAACGGTGGCAAAGGCACAGCAGCCGCAAAAGCAGCCGGTTACGCTGAAGCATCTGCTCATGTCGAAGCCAATAGATTGCTCAAGAACCCGCTGATTCTACAGGAGATTTACAAGAGGACTGCCATAGCGATTGGTGCCTCTGCTCCAAAGGCTCTAGCGCAGATCATAGGGTTGAGCTCTACAGCTAAGAGTGATTACGTGAGGCTCGAAGCCTCTAAAGATCTGCTCGACCGAGCGGGACTGAAGGCCCCTGAGCGGGTAGATCACCGGCTGGACGGTGAGTTGAAGATCTCCATCGACCTGTCATGACGCGCAAGGATCTAGGGAGTTAGTGCTCTCTACGGGAAGTGTGAGGGGGGGGTCAAAAGTGGGCGCGATAGCCTATTGCGAGATCCCACACAATTATTTTTCCCCCTCAAAGTTCGCTGCACATCCGCAGTTAGTGCATTGAGCTTATAGTGTCTCGTGAGATTTTGGTGACACTTCTGTCGGTACGGGGGTGGGTGGAGATCGGGTGCGTGCCTATGGCTGGCTCGATCTCCTTCTCCGTGTGGGGTGAATCATGGCAAGTCCGTTGTGGCAGCGTAAGGCTGGGCAGAATCCCAAGGGTGGATTGAATGAAGCTGGCCGTGCTTCGTACAAGAAGGAAACCGGTGGGAACTTGAAGGCTCCTGTGAAGGGAGCGCCGAGTGGGCCGGAGGAGATGAGGCGCAAGGGTTCGTTCCTTGTGCGTATGGGTTCGGCTGCTGGTCCTTTGAAGGATGAGAAGGGTCGCCCAACGAGATTGAAGCTTTCACTTGAGGCTTGGGGTCATGGTGGTGACAAGGCGAGCGCTGTCGCCAAGGGTCGTGCCTTGCTTGCCCGGTATCAGGCTTTGAAGAAAAGGAAGAAGTGATGGCAAAGGATTCCATGGAACTTGGTGGTGGCGGGCGTTACAAGGCGCTTGTTGAAAAGCTCACAAAGCAGGGGGCCAAGGATCCCAAGGCACTTGCGGCCTATATCGGTCGGAAGAAGTACGGCAAGAAGAAGTTCCAAGAGCTTGCCGCGAAAGGGAAGTGACATGGCTAAGATGATGAAGTCGATGGAAAAGATGGAAGGGTCCAAGAAGGACATGGCTTCCGACAAGATGCAGATGGCCAAGAAGAAGATGGCTATGGCTGCGGCCAAGAAGAAGATGATGTCCAAGAAGGGCATGAAGTGAGCGGTATTGCTCTCTCATCTGGCGAGCTGTTGGTTATATTCCTTCAGCTTGCTACCTTGGTTTTCCTCGTACACAAGTTGTAGTCATGGACAATGTGATTCGGTTTCGGCCTCGTCGTGTTCCTCGTGAGATCCATGAGACTGAACCGGCAGACATTGATGACATCCTTGACTACGCTCGAGGACGCTTGACCAACCTGGTCCTGATCGGCATGGACGATGAGGGTCATGGTATTGTGGCAACCTATCCTGGATCTCTCCATAAGGACGAGGTCACGGAGCTCTTCGACATCGTGCAGCAACTGGTGTTTGGCTATGAACAGCATTCTTGAAGCCGGTGGCTTTACGAGTCAGTTGTCGGTGGCTGATCGAGACCGACTGCGCCATATTGTCCGCAAGGTACATCTAGCTCACTACCCACAAGACAAGCTGACTAACCTTGAAGTCGATAAGCTGATCGACGCCTGGGGGCCGGAGATTGCGGGCAAGTTGGTCAAGAAAGCCGTCGATGCGGGTTGGATCTCGTGAACTTTAACTACAAGCCCGAAGGTCAGACGCTCAAAGACTTCATGAAGGATAACTCCTTCTTTCGCGGTCTGCGTGGTCCTGTCGGTGCGGGTAAGTCTGTATGCTGTGCCGTTGAGATATTCCGGCGAGCCCTCCAACAAGAACCCGATGCCAACGGTATGCGCCGCAGCCGGTGGGCCATTGTCCGAAACTCTTATCCTCAGTTGAGAACCACAACCATCAAGACCTGGCTTGATTGGTTTCCCGAAGATGTCTGGGGCAAGATGCTCTGGCATCCACCGCCATATACTCATCGACTTCGCCGCGGCAGTCTCGACATGGAGGTCATCTTCTTAGCCCTCGATAGGGCCGAAGATGTGAAGAAGCTCCTGTCTCTGGAGTTGACCGGCGTCTGGATTAACGAAGCACGTGAAGTACCCAAGGCTATTGTCGATGCCTGTACCATGCGCGTTGGCCGTTTCCCCTCGATGAAGGATGGAGGCCCTACTTGGTATGGGGTCATTGCCGACACCAACGCACCAGATGAAGATCATTGGTGGCCGATCATGGCGGGCGAGGCTCCCTTGCCAGACCATATTACCCGTGAAGAAGCACTCATGTTGGTTAAACCTGAGACATGGAAGTTCTTCAATCAGCCGGGAGGTATGGTGGAGATCAAGGATCAGGATGGTTCGCTGACCGGCTATAAGATGAACCCGGTGGCCGAGAACCGTAAGAACCTAACGCCTAACTACTACCCCGACATTATTAAGGGCAAGGCAAAGAACTGGATTGACGTCTATGTCTTGAATAAACTGGGCAGTCTCTCGGATGGCAAGGCAATCTATCCCATGTTCACCGATGACCTTCATGTGGCAAAAGAGCCACTGCTCCCAATTCCTAATGTGCCAATCATTGTGGGCATGGACTTTGGTCTGACCCCGGCGGCAGTCTTTGCCCAGCACGTTCGTGGCAAGTGGTTGATCCTGCATGAACTTGTAGCTCAGGATATGGGCATCGTTCGCTTTGCCGAGCTATTCCGCATCGAGCTTGCCCAGAGGTTTCCAGGCATGAATGCTCATGTCTATGGAGATCCGGCAGGTGATTATCGCGCCCAGACAGATGAGCGGACCCCGTTTCAGATCCTTCGATCTGCTGGGATCAAGGCATTCCCTGCTGGCAACAATGATGTCTCGCTCCGGCTTGAAGCCGTATCGACTGCACTAAGCCGCCTGATTGATGGACAGTCTGGGTTTCTAGTGGACTCGCGCTGCGTCAATCTACTCAAAGGATTCCGTGGTGGCTATCAATACCGCCGTCTCCAGGTATCGGGGACTGATCGGTATGAAGAGAAGCCTGACAAGAACAAGTTCTCCCATATTCATGACGCCCTGCAATACGCCCTAATTGGTGGCGGTGAAGGCCGAGCATTGACGAATACGGGACAGAACCATAGACCTGTAGTTGCTCGACGAGACTTTGATGTGTTTACCCGGCAACCCATGCAGAGGCGTGGCCCAAGGGTTAGGTTCGGTCCATTGTAAGGCTAACTGCACATTTGCAAGTGTCGCACGATCAAGGAGACTATCATGTGCTTCAGCTCCCCTAAGCCCCCGCCACCCCCAGAACCAGATCCGGCTATTGCTGAACAGCGTCAGGCACAACTTGATGCAGCTAATGCTCAGAAAACTGAAGATAAGCAACGCCGCCTTCAGGAGCAGATCACTCGTACTGGTGGCATGGCTGGCTTCCGTTCCCTTATCTCTGGCAGCAAGGGCGGCGGTGGCTTCGGTCGCGGCCTGTTGAGCTAATATGATCATCAACGAACCACTACCCGATACGTCTGGCAATGAGGCCGAGGTTCTTAGCAATCGCTTCAAGCGAGCTAAGACCATCAAGGACTTGTGGCTTCCCAAGTTTGAGGAATGCTATGAGTACTCTATGCCGCAGCGCGAAAGCCTGTATGCCCAGACGCAGGGTCAGGTTCGTACCGATAAGATCTTCGACGAGACGGCAGTAGTTGGTGTTCAAGAGTTTGCATCTCGCTTGCAAGCTGGTCTTGTTCCCAACTTCGCCCGTTGGGCTGAACTCATTGCGGGATCTGAGATCCCTGATGAGC